ACTAATACCCCTAGGGCTGTTTTTAATTAAATCAATAGTCCTAGGTAGGAGGAAGACATGAACAAAGAAGTAGAAGAAAACAACGTTGTTGAGGAAGAAGAGTTTCCTTATGTTCCTAAGGATCTCATTGAGAAACTTGAGGATGTCTTTGACATTCGAAAGATGATTTGGTATGAAAAGAGTAATGAGACTCTTCTAGGTATTCAGCAGGTTGTTACCTACCTTAGACATAAACACGATAAACAGAATGGAGATAATTAATGGGTGGACTCTTTAGTAAACCTAAGGTTCCCGAAGTTAAGGTTCAGGCTCCTGCCATTGAGCAACCTGTGCTCGAACCTGAGGCTCCTGAAATGGGTGCTGAAGAAACTGCGGAACACAAGAAGAACAAGGGCAAGAAGGCTCTGAGGATTGACTATGTGGGTTCTGGCAGAGGGACTAACATCCCTAAGTAATGTGTCTAGGATTGGTGTCTTGCAACCTAATGATGGAGACATCCTAGAACAGATCATCGACAAGGGTGCGAAGATCATCAAAGATGACCCTGACTCCCTCCCTTTCATTAAGAAATATGCTGACGTAAAGGTAGTGCGTAAGTTTCTTAAGGGTGTCATTAGTGGTGAATTTGAAGACTTCATCGTCCTTGTTTTCTATAACAAAGAAAATGCTCTCTCGGGTGCATCCCTAGTGTCTAGGGGGAGACCTTGGTATGCACCTGAGGGAGTAACTTTTCTAAATGAAGAGTGCACTGTAGCTTTCCAAAAGGGTCTTGGTTTGTCTAGAGCAATGGCTTATGCTCTTGAAAATAGGGCATGTACTAACGTAAGACTACTGGCCTTCTCTAATGCTAACACGCTCAACAACAAGATGTTGGAAAATACCTATGAGAAACACTTGGGTTACTCTTCATACAAAACTTTTTACAAGGAAATTTAATGGGACTTTTTAGTGGTGTTAAGAAGGCCTTTAAGAAGGTTGTCCATAAGGTGACTGGTAGAGGCAACAACGGTCAGAGTGCCCCTGAGGCTCCTACGCCTGCTCCTGAGCTTGAGCTTACGAACCCTGAGGGTGAAGCTGAGAAGAAGGAAGAAACCGAAAAGGTTCAGCTTCGTAAGGGTAAGAAGGGTCTTAGGATTAAGAAGGCAGGGAATGCTGATGTGTCTGCAGGTGCAGGCCGTAACCTTGTCTAACATGGAGGGTTATGATGGTTGGTAAGCAATCATTGAATGATGGCTGGGACGGTTGGAATGGCAACTAGTGAACATACCGCAGGCAATATCCCTCTTGAAGGAGCTAAGACGACCTATGACAAACTCACAACAGACAGAGACCCGTACACGCAGAGAGCAGAGAAGTGTGCGACCTATACGATCCCTATGCTCTTTCCTAAGGAGTCTGATGATGGTGGTACTAACTATTCCACTCCTTACAATTCTGTGGGTGCTAGGGGTCTTAACAATCTTGCCTCTAAGCTTCTTCTTTCTCTGTTGCCCCCTAATCAACCTTTCTTTAGACTGGGGTTGGACTCGGAGTCTACGGTAGCTCTTAATGAGTCTGCTGATGACCAGATGAAGGATAATATCGAATACGGTTTGTCCATGATGGAACAACAGATGATTAAGTATATGGAGTCTCAGTCTCTTAGACCGACTCTGTTTGAAGCTATTAAGCAACTTATCATTGCAGGCAATGCACTTCTGTTCCTTCCTCCTGCTGAAGGTGGTATGAGGTGCTACACTCTTCGTGAGTACACTGTTCAGAGAGACACTATTGGCAATGTCCTTCAGATTGTTGCTAAGGACACTGTTTCCCGTGGTAGTCTTCCTGATTCCATGCAGTCTGTTCTCCCAGATTCTGGTGAACCGACTATCAACGAAAAGGTCGACATCTATACCCACATTTACCGAGTAGCTAGTGGCGACACCTATCAGTGGGAATCCTATCAGGAGATTGAAGGCGAGCCTGTCGCAGGTAGTGAGCAGACTTATCCTGCAAACAAGAGTCCTTGGATTCCTCTTAGATTCAACAAGAAGGACGGCGAGCACTACGGTAGATCCTTTGTTGAGGATTATCTAGGCGACCTTGTCTCTCTTGAGAATCTTTCTAAGAGCATTGTGGATATCTCTATGATTGCCTCTAAGGTTCTCTACCTCGTGTCTCCTGCTTGTCAGACCAACATCAGGGCTTTGTCTAAGGCGGAGAACGGTGCTTTTGTTAGGGGTCGTATGGAGGACGTTGTTCCCATGCAACTTAATAAGAGCATGGATATGCAGACGGTACTCACTACTGCTCAACAGATTGAGTCTCGTTTGTCTTATGCGTTCCTCTTGAACTCTGCAGTCCAGAGTGGTGCTATGGGTAGAGACAGAGTTACCGCAGAAGAGATTAGGTACGTTGCGGGTGAGCTAGAGGATACCCTAGGCGGTGTCTATTCTCTCCTGTCTCAGGAGCTACAGCTTCCTCTTGTTGCCTGTATCTACAATCAGATGCAATCTCAGGGTTTGCTTCCTGTGGTTGACGAGAGTATTGCAGAGATTGAACCTACCATCATCACGGGTATTGACGCCCTTGGTCGAGGACAGGATCTTAATAATCTAGCTCAGGCTTTGCAGTTGATGCAACAGTTCCCTGAGTTTATGCAGGCTCTTAATGTCGGCAATCTTGCTACTAGGATCTTTGCGGCGGCTCATATTGACGCTACGGGTCTAGTTAAGACTCCTGAAGAACTTCAGGCAGAACAACAGGCCGCTATGGAACAGTATGCCCAGCAACAGGGTATTGACGCAGGTGCACAGATGGCTGTCAATGAAGCACAGCTAGTATCCTAGCACAGCAGGCACCTGAATAACTAAAGGATAACTAATGACTGACTTTAATGAACCTCAGTCTCTCACTGAGGAGGCTGAAGCACAGGGTATCGAGATCATTGAGTCTTCTACGACTCAGGTTGAGGTTGACCCTGATATTGGAGACCCCCTTCTTCAGAACGAAAAGTCGGGGGAAGAACATAATGAAGAACAAGCTAATGGAACTGAAGGTCACGCTGATGATGTGGCTGTTCATGATAGAAATGAAGATCAAGAGAATCTTCAGGAAGAAGTAGACAAGCACGAAAAGGCTATTGATGCCGTGAAGACCTCCCTTAAGGCAAAGGGTGTTGACTTCAATAAGGCTGTCCGAGAATATCAGGAGAGTGGTAAGCTCTCTGATGAAACCGTTGCTGAACTTGAGAAGGCAGGTTATCCTTCTGAGGTTATCGAGGGTTTCATTGAGAGTCGAAAGGCTCTTGAATCTCGCTTCACTGAAGCTGTTTATGATTCCGTAGGGGGTACTAAGGAGTACAATCGTATTGTCGATTGGGCATCCAAGAATCTCCCTCAGAAGACGATTGACTCCTTTAACAGGGCAATCGACAACAATAATCTGGAAGCTGTCTCCCTCATGCTTGAAGGCATGAAGTCTAAGATGACTTCCAAGATGGGTACCGCTAATAAGTCTATTCATGGCGGTACGGCCACTCCTGTGAATCGTCCTAAGGGGTTTGCAAACAAATCTGAAGTGATCGAGGCTATGAGCGATAAGCGCTATGGCAGGGATCCTGAATACACCCGACAGGTCGAACAGAGAATGTGGGCCACTAGTGTCTAATTTTATTCAATAACAACAATCTTATAGTTTTTCAAAAGGAAAATAATTAAAAATGGCTGCTCTTAATGCTGCTGGTATTTCCAATCCTGGTCAGGCTCTCTCTGCGGGCGAACGTGATGAACTCTTTATGAAGGTCTTCACGGGTGAAGTTCTGACTGCTTTCTCCCGCACCTCCGTTATGATGTCTCGTCATCAGGTTCGAACGATCTCGCACGGTAAGTCGGCCTCGTTCGCTGTGATGGGTCGTACCCGTGCTAAGTACCTTGCTCCGGGTAACTCCCTTGATGACCAGCGTAAGAAGATGGAACACAATGAACGTGTCATTGCTATCGACGGTCTCCTTACGGCTGACTGCCTTATCACGGATATCGACGATGCGATGAACCATTATGACGTTCGAGTTGAATACTCCCGTCAGCTTGGTGAAGCTCTCGCTATGGGCGCTGACTGTGCTATTATCAATGAGCTTGCCAATGAGGCCGCTAAGGACGCTAAGTTCAAGGATGGTAACATTCCTGACAATGGTGAGGATGATGACCTTGTTCCGGGTACTGGCAAGGCCTTTGAGTTTGCTACGGGTCTTGAGATTTCGCAGGAAGCCGAGTATGGCAATAAGATCCTTGAGGCCCTTCTTGCCGCCCGTGCCCAGATGACGAAGAACTACGTCCCGCAGGGTGACCGTTATTGCCTCCTGACGCCTGAAGGTTACTCTGCTGTCATGAAGGCTCTTATGCCCGATGCCGCTAACTACCATGCTCTCTTTGATCCGAACACGGGCAAGCTCCAGACGATTTGCGGCTTTGAAGTCATTGAAGTTCCGCATCTCCTCAACAATGGTGTTGACGGCAAGCATAAGCTTAATGAGAAGTACACTGCCGCTAAGCTTCAGGGTATCGTGTTCCACCGTTCTGCTGTTGGTACGGTTAAGCTGAAGGATCTTGCTATGGAACGTGCTCGCCGTGCTGAATATCAGGCTGACCAGATCATTGCGAAGTACGCTATGGGCCACGGTGGTCTTCGTCCTGAAGCCGTTGGTGTGATCGTTAAGACTGCTCAGGTTTAATAGATGACCATTGAAGAAGTAAAGAAGGCTTACGAGACTACTTACTTCTGTCAGGTGCACAAGTGGGGGTACCAGCTTACCCCCGAGGAGGCTCAGAAACTGGGTCTCCTTAGTGCAACTGCAAAGCCTGTTAAGCCTCGAAGAACCATCGAAAAGAATAACAACAAGGAATAATAATGATTGTCACTCCTAGCACTGAACTTGATGCAGTGAATGAAATTTTGTCATCCGTAGGCTCTAGTCCTGTTAATTCTCTTGAGGATGATGCTAATGTGGATGTTCTGAATGCTGTAAGAATCCTTAAGGCTGTCAGTCAAGAGATCCAGTCTAGGGGTTACAGCTTTAACACTCTCACCAGTGTTACCTTGAAGCCTGACTCTTTTACTAACAAAGTTGCTTACGGTAGAGACTTCCTTAGGGCTGTCTCTACTAGCTATAAGTTCGTAAGCAGAGAAGGCTATTTTTATGATCTTGATTCAGGGGCTCTAGAGTTCCCTGAAGGCATTACTCTGGATGAACTTGTCAGGGAGCTCCCTTTTGAGGAGCTTCCTCAGGTCTTCAGAAAGTATATTACTGTTAGAGCCAGTAGAGTATTTCAGATGAGGTACCTTACCTCTGCTGATATTGATGCACATCTTCAATTGGAAGAGAGTGCGGCTTATGCAGACATTGTAGACTATGAACTTACGGATGGTAATTACAACATCCTCAATGGTGACCAGTTCATTAGCCAACAGATTCAGAGGAGCTAAACATGCCTCTAGTATCTCAAAGCATCCATTCATTCAAAGGTGGTGTCTCTCAACAACCTGACATCATCAGATTCCCCGATCAGGTAACTGAGCTTATCAACGGGTTCCCTAATGAAGTTGAGGGTCTCCAAAAGAGACCTCCGACTCTTGCAGTCAAACGCTTGTCCGACCGTGTTGATGCTACAAAGAAGAAGTATCATGTAATCAATAGAGACGAACAGGAAAAGTACATTCTCCAGATGGGGTCTGGGGAATACCAGATTTTTGATCTTAATGGTGTGCCTAAGACTTGCAAGTTTGAAGATGATGAGTCCAAAAAGTACATCACCACTAGTGACCCTAGGGGCAAACTAAAGGCAGTTACTGTTGCTGACTACACCTTTGTCTTGAACACTGAGAAGGAGGTAGACGCTGTAGAGGGTGAGTCCCCAGCGGGTAAAAAGGATACTGCTCTAGTGTACATCAAGAATGCTCAGTATGCTAAGACTTACGCCATTTATGTCGAAGGTAAGTATATGTGTGGCGTTATTACCCCTGATGGTGGTGAAGCTAAGCAAGCTGTTCAGACTACTACTGCCTTTATTGCAAGAGCATTGTATTCCCTCCTTAAAACTGGTAAGAAACCTGACGGCTATGATCCTGACGTTGGCGGCACCTATGATGACCTATTGAATCAGGTGGGTGGTAGAGCGTCTATGGGTTACTCTAGGTCTAGTGAAAGCATGAGCTCCTATAACGTAGACCTAGTTGGTGACTCTGTTATTACGATTCAGTCTAAGTCTGGTTGGGATCCTCCTAATGTCCTCGTTAAGGACGGCTTTGGTAACCAGAACGCTATTGCCTACATTGGTAAGGTTACAGCTGTTAATAAGCTCCCTCCGATTGCACCTGATGGTTACATCATGCAGGTGTCTGGGGAAAAGAATTCCGAAGATGATGACTTCTATGTAAAGTGGGATGACAAACATAAGGTGTGGAAGGAAACTGTAGCACCTAAGATTCCCACTAAGATTAACCCTAAGAATATGCCACACGCTATTGTCAGGCAGGAGGATGGAAGTTTTCTTCTTAAGAAGCTCCCGTGGGTTGATAGAGGTGCGGGTAATGAAGACACTAATCCTGATCCTTCGTTTATTGGTAGGAAGATCAATGACATCTTCTTCTACCGTAATCGCCTAGGGGTAATCTCGGATGAGTCCATTATCCTTAGTGCAACCAATGACTTCTTTAATTTCTGGTTTAAGTCCTCTGCGGCTATTGCAGACACTGACCCTATTGACGTTTCTGTCTCCTCTAATAAGGTTGCTATTCTGACTCATGCTGTGCCCTTTGCAAGAGAACTTATGTTGTTCTCCCGTGAAGGTCAGTTTGTGTTGTCTAGTGATGGTGTCATGACCCCTAAGAGTGTCAAGTGTGACCAGATCACTAACTTTGACTATGACACGAATGTTCAACCTATCTCTATTGGCCCTTCGATCTTCTTTGTGAATGATCGAGTAAACTACTGTTCTGTGATGCGCTACTACTCCTTGCAGGACGTGGCTGACCTTAAGGATGCTGAAGACGTAGCCGCACATGTGCCTACGTACATTCCTAAGGGCATCACTAGACTCTCTGGGAACACCACAGAGAACGTAGTTACGGCTATCTCCTCTACTACCCCTAATATCGTATACTGTTATAAATTTATTCTTGTTAATGCCACTAGTGAACAACAGGCATGGTTCAAGTGGGAATTTGCAAACAAGAATTCTGAGGTTCTCCTAGCGGAGTTTGTTGACTCAGAGATTTATCTTCTCATCAACTCTCCGAATGGTCTTTATCTAGAGAAAGCGTTGTTGACAGGTAATGCTGTTGACTTCTCTGATGAGCCCACTAGGCTCTTTATGGATCGTAAAAAGAAGTATGTAATCCCTCAGTCCAACAAGTACAGCGACTATGAGGATTACACTGAGGTGTCCCTTAATGATATCTACGGTGCTATCCCGTCTACTAAGGACCATAAGTATTTCATTGTCACTAAGGACGGTTACGTTACTGAGGTTACTGATTGGGATTCCAATGGTGTCTTTAGGATCCAAGGGGACATGAGGGGTGTTGAGGTGTTTGTGGGTCTTACCTACAAATTCTGTGTGACTCTCTCTAAGCAGTCCATTAAGAGGAATACGGATACTGGAGGTGTTATCTCTGAGATTGAAGGTAGGCTACAGCTTAGATACTTCTGGTTGAACTATAGTAAGTCTGGTGTATTTGAGTGCAAGGTCGATAACGACCTTAAGGATAAGCACTTTAAGTATAGGTTTACTGGCAGGAACCTTGGCGAATCCCCGACTATCTTGGGTGCTAACAAGGTTTACACGGGTAAGTTTAAGTTCCCGATCCAAGACAATAATGATGAAGTAGTCATTACTGTATGCTCCGATAACGTCCAACCTGTTAACCTTATTTCTGGTGGTTGGGAAGGTCTTTACATTAGAAGGAATAGTAGCGTATGAAGTTGAAACCCTTAACTCCTGAGCAGAACAATTTGCTTTGCGACATTGCAATCCATGCTATGGAGAGTTGTGTCTGTAATGAGGTTGAGATCCCCATTGACCACTTTGTTTATGAAGGGGTGTATTACAGAACCTGTTTTATCCCTAAGGGTGTAGCTATTATTGGAGCTTTCATCCAGATCCCTACTACTGTAATTGTTAGTGGGGATTGTTATGTTACCCTAGGGAATACTGTAGGGAGGCTTAAGGGTTACAACGTCATTAAGGCTGAGAGTGGTCGTAGGCAAGCCTTTAGGGCACTTGAAGACACGCACATTACGATGTGCTTTAGAACTGATAATGTTGACCTAAGGGAATGTGAGAAAGAGTTTACTCCAGAGTGGATGCTATTAACAACTAATAGAAAGGAATTGATTAAAGAATGAGTGGTGTCGTAATCGGTGTTGGTGCCGCTGTTGGTGCAGTAGTTGGTGGTGGCAGTTCTCTACACGGTATCTCTAAGCAGAACCGTAGTATGGTGAAAGCCTTCAAGAAGCAGATGCACTACTTGCAACTAAACTATAACTACAATCAGGCATCACTTGACAGGCAAGAAAGATCCATGTACGACTCTGCCCTAGGCGAGTTGTTTTCTTTGTCTCTTAATGCCTATCAGAACAACTCACAGATTGAAGCGGCTATTGCTGAGACAGGTCTTGATGGTAGATCTCAAGATAAGATTAAGCAGACAGTTAGAGGACAGACTCTAAGACAAGAGACTGCGACTAAAGAAGCCTACCTCAATGATGTGTGGAACGTAAGGTTCCAGAAGGACGCCCTTTACATCCAGACTAAGGCATCCGTTGAGCAAGCTAGGGATAACCTTAACAATAACCTTATTGGAGGCTCTAAGGCTTTCCAACAGTTCCTCAGTGGTGCAATCACAGGTGCCGCTATGGGTGCCGCTACTGCAGGTATTGGTAGTGCCGTTGGTGGTGCTCTTGGGGGTGCCGCAGGTGGTCAAACGGGCGGTATGTTAGCGGCTAATATTGGTGTTGATGCTATCAGTAGTGCCGCTCCTACGGTTACTGGTGCAGGGGCCGCAGGTGCATCTACTGGATCGTTGGCGGCCCTTGGGGGAGGAGGTCTGCTTGCATCTACGGGTATGAGCGGAGCATCCTCTAGTGCGTCTATTGCGTCCAATACTGGTGGTAGCTTCCTTGGTAACGTAATGGCTAATTACCAACAGTATAAGCCCTATGTTGACTTTGTACAGCAATGGGCTAACTATTACAACTCTAACATTACCCCTAGAGAACGAGGAGGTTACTTTTACTAATGGCTTATAAAAATTCAGACGGTAATTCTTCCATTGCCAATCAGTGGGGGCAATGGAGATATTTCAACTCTGCTTTGGATAAACTAGGTACGGCTAAGCCTGCTACAATTTCTATTAACGAAAATAATGTAACTATCCCAGAAGCAGACAATTGGCTTGAGTGCTTTAAGGACGTTGCTAAGGCTGTTAAAGGTGGTTTTGAAGCTAAGAAGGAGTTGTCATATAAGTTAGCCGATGATTACCTTAAGTCACATTCTCTTGAACAGTACCGTGAGGAGATGACCAAGGGTCTTGTACCTTTCCAAGATGACCCTCTTGCAATGGCTAGACTTAAAGAGTCTCATGGTCAGATGCTGTTTCAGTATATCTCTGAGGACTTCCAGCGAAGAGTAGACACTAATGAATTTAAAGGAAAGGCTCCCGAAGAGGTTGACGCTGAGTTCTTTAAGTTCATGCGTGAGAATGTGTCTGATGTAGCCAAACAGTTTGGTTATAGCTCTGAGGATGTGTTCTTTAACAGGGGTGTCTTTGCGAACTCCACTGTTGAATGCATCAAGATGATGACGCGTCAGAAAGAAGTTGAACATAAGTTTAACGTTCAGGACATGTTCATCACCGAATCTGCTAAGGTTCATGCAATCATCCAGAATGGTGGTGATGCTGTAGCACTTGTCAGTGCCCTTAGTGGGATGGACCTTACTGTTGGTAGGTTCCTTGATCCCGAGCATCAAAATAAGCTGTGGACTAGTGTCATCAGTTCTCTTGAGAACAGTCCTGAAGGTTTCTTTACTCTACAGCAACTTGCAGACTCTAAGGATCTACCGTTTGCTAATGGCGTAACCCTTAGGGAATACCTCGGCGAAGACGGTTATAAGACTTCCCTTATTAAGGCTTATAACTATAAGTATAAGAGAGACACGAAGGCATATCTTAACTATCAGAATGGTCTTGATAATCTAGCAGATAGTGGTGAGTTTTCTGTGCTTGAGGCCATTAGAGACAGTGAACTGGAAGCTAATGGCAACATCCTTACGGACAGAGTAAAGGACATCGAAAAAGCTGTAGACAGGGCTAGAGAAGTCCAAAGAAGTGCCTTGAGATCTACTGCTGTAAAGGCTCAACAGGAACAAAAGGCTCTTATCAAGAAAAACCTCGCTAAGAAGTTTCTAAAGGATGCGTCACTCGGAAAGGAGCTTAAGAGTAGTGACTCTTCTGACCTCTCTTCAGACGATCTAAATGTTGCCCTTGACGATATGATTGAGAGCGGCGAACTTACTACTGAAGGTGTTCTCGGGATTGCAAAGAACTCTTCTGTTCCCTTTAGGGACAACCCTGCGAGACGTTATTTCAAGGACAAGGCTGAAGCGGCTAGTGAGAAGCTGACTGGCATTACAGCTGACTATCTCAATAGTGGGATGAAGCCTGAGACTATTCCTAAGGAGCCTCCTGAGGAGATCACTCAGATGATTGAGCTGTACCGTACTGATCCTCAGGCTTTCTTGTATGCTACTGGTAGTACCAAGGGTTTCACTGAGTCTATCCATGGTGCTATTCTTCTAATGGAAGGTGGTAGGTCTTGGGAAGATGTAGTAAAGAGAACCGCAGGCTTTGAAAAACTCAAGGCTGACCCTAAGGGAAGAGCAAAGATTGAGGGTCTTAGAATCAAAGTTAACGCTGGTGTAACTGAGATCTCTAAGGTTATTGGTACAGAGATTGACCAAACAGGTAAAGACTTCATCTATAACATGGCCTGCAGATTTGTAGGCTCTGGTGAGTCTCCTAGTAGAGCCGTAGAGTTGGCTAAGGATGTCTACAGAAATCAGTACGTGACTCTCCTAGGCACTAGTGTCCCTGCTAGAGTGTTCACCTCTAGAGCTTACGGTAATGCTGATCCTAAGATGGCTAAGGAGCTCTTTAGAGAGGAGTTTGACTATGGGGATGACTCCAAATACTCCGTAGACTATAACGAAGAACTTGGAAGACTTGTTGTGTATGAGAAGGGGACGTATAACTACGTCAAGTCTTATACGACTGAGGACATCCAACGTACCCTTGACAAGGCCGCTGAAAGAAAGGCTAAGGAACTTGAAAAGGAAATGAACGCAACTGTCTTTGATAGACTTTCTAAACTAAATAGTGGAACTGACTAATGAATCCTAGACGTAGTGCTTGGGGTGACTTCGAGAATACGGAGCATCCCTATGATGGTATCATTAAGGATACTGCTGAGAGATACGGTTTGAACCATTCTCTATTCAGACGACAACTGTATCAAGAATCACGATTTAACCCTAACGCTGTGTCTCGTGCAGGTGCTATGGGTGTTGGTCAGATCATGCCTAAAACTGCAAAGGCTTATGGTGTGACTGACCTTAACACCCTTAAGGATCCCTTCTTTAACATCGACCTTGCAGGTCGTATTATGAAGGATAACCTTAAGTATGCTAAGGGCAATCAGTATGCGGCATTGGCTATGTACAATGGTGGTACTGCCGCAATGAAGAATTACCTTAAGGGTAACTATAAAAAGCTCCCTAAGGAAACTTGGAATTACATTGACACCATCGGTGATGATGACAGGTGGGGAGAACAGAAGGTAGATGAGCCTGTCCCCACCGTTAACTCGAAGATTGAGGATTCCTTGGATCCTTCTGAGGATTCCTTGAATCCTTCTGAGGATTCCTTGATTGACAGGAAGCCTGTATTTACTAATCTTGATTTGCCTGAGTCATCTAAGGAGATCAAACCCTTTATCAAGGATCCTGTTGATGAGGATGCTGTAAGGGCGGCTCTTGCTAATACTACTAGGAGCAGGCTCATCGGCATCAGTTTTCGCTCAAAGCGTTGGGCTGACAATCGTTATGTCTATGACCCTTCTCAGGATACATCGGATGAGCCTCAGGTCGGTTTTACGGGCGGCTTGAAGCACGGTTATTTGCCTACATATCTTAGGATGTCCTTTGCTGACGGAAGTATCTTTGGTGAGCAGTTTGCCCCTACGGATGAACAAAGGGGGAAAATCCTAGGCAAGGTAGGGTACAACATGGATAGGTACTATGCTGTGCTCAATGGTGCTACTTCGATAGAGGATGTCGAAGAAAGACTTAAGATTAATGAGGAAGTAATCAAGTATAGACAGGCTGAAGCCAACGCCGGTTGGTTCTCCTCGATCACTTCCTCTATTGGTGGCGCTGTTGTGGATCCTTTGTCTTATGTCCCAGCACTTGGTGCGTATGGTATGGCAGGTAGGGTACTCACAGGTGCCGCTTTGGGTGCTGTTTCTAATCAGATTGATACCTACGTGTCTGGTGCAGAACATGACATCATGGAAGACATGCTTGTTGGCGCCATGTTTGGTGCAGGTATTGAGTTTGCATTCAAGGGTCTAGGTAAGGGTGGACACTATGTAGGCGATACTGCTCGTAGAGCAAAAATCATCAGGGAGTATCAGGAGGCAGGTAAGGATCTTCCCTCTGAGGTCTTTGATGGTATTGGAGGGTCCACTAAAGTTGCTACGTCCTTGAACAATCTCCTTGACAATATTGAACGCAGAGTTCCCCTTGTGTCCACTAAGGGTGTCTTTCAGGCTCTTGAGTCTACTAACTTTAGAAAGTTCTGTGAGTCTGTCTTTGTAGACCGAGGTTCTGGTTATGTTGACGAGAACGGTGTTCATTATGCAACTAGATTCCAAGGGCAGACTGTAGAGGAGAAACTTAGAGCCGCTCAGGTTGACTTTGAGAACTTTGAGTCTGGTTATAGGGATAGTTTCAATAACCTCAGAAAGCTCGGGCATGATGATGCAGAAATAAATCTAGCTATTTGCCAGGCTATTGAGAACGGTGTAACCCCTTCCAAGTTTGTAGGTAATGAAGAGTTCAGTAAGATCGTAGAGTCTACTAAGGATTTCCTTCAGAAAACCTCTAAGGTTGGCCAGAGGGGTGGTTATGTCCCCAGAGTAAGCGACCCTAGAAAGGTTGGCGACCTGTTTGACCCTAATCTCCCCAGAGGGCCTCAGGTGGAGAGACTTGTTAATGAACTTTCTAAAGCTCTTGTTGACGGTGCACTCGCTAAGCCCGAAGTAAGACAGAGAATCCTTGACTACTACAAGAAGAATGTCTACGCTAAGCTCAAGGCAGAAAGGGAAGCACAGATTGCCGAGCAAGACAAGAAAAAGGACATCAAGTATCAAAAGGTAGCTAAGGCTTCCAATAAGATTATTTCTGACAAGGCCGCTCAAGCCTCTAGAAGTATTGAACGCATTCAAGAAAGAGGAGACGTTAGAGGTGACAATCTAGCTGATAAATACAATGAGCTAGAACCTGCCTACAATAAGGCTAAGAATAAGATATCTGAGGATATCTCTAATGACCTTGATAAGGCTGAAGCTGACTACAATAAGGCTGTTAAGGAAGCTAAGGGTAAATCTGAGAAGAAAACCAAAGAGCTAGAGAAAGAGTACAATAAACTCGACAAAACCTCCGATGCCGACATTGATGCCAAAATCAACAAAGAGATTGAGCATCTTAGAAAAGAAGCTGAACTAAAGAAAGAGTTGGCTAAGGCTAAGGCTGAGACCGAAGGGCAAGCTAATGCCGCACAGAAGAGGTACGACAAGTACGTAAGCACTACTCTTGTAGAGAGAGCTAAGAAACTCAAAGAGAACGCTCTTAAGGCTAGAGAAGCTAAGAAGGAAGCTATCCTTGAGGCTATCGAAGCAGAAGAGCAGAGACTTAAGAATACCCTAGAAAGCAAGAAGGAATCCTACGAAGCTAGAGTAGAGGGTATCCAGAAGAGAGAATCCGAGAGACTTAAGGAACTCGAGAAGAAACTCGTCAAGGATAGAGACTCTATTATCGAGAAGATCGAAGCTGTAGAGAAAGAAACTGCAAATAAGATCAAAGCTAAGGAACGAGAGGTTAGTGAAGTCCAGAGGCAACAGCACAAGGCTCAGGACATGGTTAGACAGGAGAAGTTTGAGGATAATCTTGAGCCTCTACCTGATGAGCCTGACTGGGTAGGCGTGCTTGAATGGATGCAGAAAGAAGCTAGGGAGGATGCTCTTGGTTGGATCGACCAAGGTACTTCCATGGGTAGGGCTATCATCACTGATGGTAACATTGCAAACATCAAGTACGACCCTGAGGTGACTAGAATCCCTTGGGATACCTCTGCTACTACCCGTAGTGGGTTGTCTATTGACAAGCTCCGTAGGGATCCTCTTGAGGCTGTCCGTATGCACCATAACAAGGTTATTGGTGACAATATCCTCCTTAGTTACGGGTGTGAGAACTTGGGTGACTTTGAGAGTATGTTGGGTAAGATGTGGTCTGAGGAGGTTAATTCTGCCGTAGGTGGTAGAGTTGACGCTAAGAAGTTTGCACAGGCTCAGGAGCAACTTATCAACATGATCTATAACAAGCACCATAGCATGTCTGATGTTAATAGCTCTTGGCTTGGTGCTATGGCGGATGTCATCAGAAACCTTACGTTCTTCTCTAAGAATGCTATGATGGGTATGGCTAATCTCTTTGAACAGGGTGAGGCTATTAAACACTATGGTGCCCTGCAGTTCTTTAAGGGTGCCCCTCTTGTTAGAGAGCTTTTTGATAACTGGGCTAATAACGGCATGACCAATGCAGAGATTAGACAGGCTCAGTCTCTTATCTTTGGTATGTCCGTAAGAGAGACTGGTCTACTTAGAGACATTGCTACGGAATCTTTTGAGAAGCAACTACGTAGGTTCAATGGCGATAAGGCTAAGTCTATTCTTGTTGCGGCAACCGATACTCTTGCTCAGGCTTCTCCGTTTACTAAGTTCATTCAGAATACCGAGAACTCTATCGTTGAGGCTTCTCAAGGCATGTTCTTGGGTGAGCTTATTCAGTACGCTCATAACAAGTCTATTTCCAAGAAGGGCTTCCTTAATAAGGAACTCATGCAACGTAATGGGATCTCTCAGGAGAACTTCGATAATCTATTGAAGATCCTTAAGGAATCCACTACCGTAGGTAAGAACAAGGGAATCACTATTGACAACCTTGATGCTATCCTCTCTAAGGATCCTGCCGCACTCGCTACTCTCAGGCGAATGGGCGACTATGTTGCTCATGAGGTAATCCAGAAGAACACTTTGGGTGACACTTTCCTTTGGGAAGGTGCCCAAAAGAATCCGTTTATGCAGTTGCTCTTGCAGTTCAAGACGTTCGCTCTTAGATCCTATGATAAGAGACTTAAGAAAATCCTAGGTAGAATGGCTGAGGGTGATGCCCTTGGACAAGCCTATAGTATCTTCTTGTCTACCGCATTGGGTACCGTTGGTGCACTGACTAACACCCTTATTAATACTGCAGGTATGAATGAGGAACAACGAAAAGAGTACCTTAAGAAGACTCTAAAGTATGACCCTGAAGAAGGGCTTACTTTAGACACTGCTTTTCAGGCTGGTATTAATGGTGTTATGCGTTCTAGCGTTGCGGCATTCCCGTCTTTGGTTCTAAATACTCTTGGTGTAAACACGGATGTCAAGACCACTACCGAAGGCTTCTCCTCTCAGAAAGAGCAGGATGAGCTGTATGGAGGCTTTGATGCTGACAAGTGGTTTAGAGACTTGGCTCCTGCATATTCTACCATCAAGTCTTTCATGGACATTGCAGGGTACTCTGCTAATGTAGCACGTATGACAGGCGATGAAAACTTCACCGATGAGCAACTAGAGAATCACAAAGAGAAAGCTGTCAGAGCTATTCGTAATTCTACTAATATCCCATTCCTTAAGTGGGGTCTTTATAACACTCTATCCGATAAGGATGAATAACTAAAACAATGGCTTCTACTATTGCTAACTATCAGGGCAATGGGTCTACTACAGACTTCAGTGTGCCCTTTGATTATCTAGCAAAGAAGTTTGTGAAAGTCACCGTAGACTCCCGAGAGAAACTTGGGGGTGACTACGGTGACACCACTAAAGACTACTTCTTTGTAGATAAGACTACCATTAGATTCAATACAGCTCCCGCTAGTGGTACTGAAATCATTATTCGCAGATATACGTCTGCTACTGACCGTATTGTGTCCTTTAAGGACGCTTCGGTACTCAAGGCTAAAGACCTTGATGTGTCTACCATTCAGACTATTCATATTGCTGAAGAAGGTAGAGACATCATCAATGACGCACTCATTGTAGACAAGGAAGGAAATTGGGATGCTAAGGGTAAGCGTGTTGTCAACGTTGGGGATCCTATTGATGACAACGATGCGATTACCCTTAAGTTCTACAAAGATGATGCTAAGGGTGCCTATCAGGCTAAGCTAGATGCTGAGGCCGCTAGGGATGCCGCTAAGGTCTCTGAGAAGAACGCCAAGACTTCTGAAGTTAATGCTAAGGAGTCTGAAGTAAACGCTAAGGCTTCTGCAGGTACTGCGGTATCTGCGGCTAAGCATGCTGACACCGTAATGGCAGAAAATCAGGCAATCATTGAAGAGGCTCGACAGATTCAAACCAATGTCGAAACCTCTGAGAGGAATGTCTATGAGAATACCGTAATCGCTACTCAAAAGGCTGAGGAAGCTAAGGTCTCTGAGAGGAATGCTAAGGAGTCTGAAGACAATGCTATGGCGTCTGAGGTGAGTGCTTCTGATAGTGCTTCCTTGGCTAAGGATTGGGCTACCAAGACTACTGGTACTGTCGATGGCTCTGAGTATTCTGCAAAGCACTATGCTAATAAGGCTAAGGATAATGCTGATGCAAGTAATACTACTCTTGCAGAAGTTAAGGCTGAAGGTACCAAGCAAGTAAAATCAATCACTGATACCGCAACCACTGAAATTAGTAAAATCACTAGTGAAGGGGGAAAGCAGGTCGGTCTTATCACTGCTGAAGGTACTAAGCAGGTTACTAGAGTTACGACTACAGGTAACCAACAGGTATCTGCAGTCACCGCCGAAGGTACTAAACAGGTTAACCTAGCGAAGGCTCAGGTAGCCTTGGCTGTCCAAGAGGTTACTAAGGCTAAGGAGCAGGTGAGCCTTGCTACTCAACAGGCTACTCTAGCCACTACTAAGGCTTCTGAGGCTGAAGATAGCGCTACTAGTGCTTCCCAATCTGCTACTGCGGCTAGTGCCAGTGCTAAGAATGCTAGTGCCTCTGCAGGTACTGCTACGACTCAGGCTACTAATGCAAGTAACAGTGCTAAGGCGGCTAAGCTCTCTGCAGATAATGCGGCTCTCTCTAAGACTGCGGCAGGTACCTCTGAGACGAACGCTAAGGCTTCTGAAGTTGAAGCTAAGAGACAAGCTGATCTCGCTAAGGGTTATGCTGAAGATGCGGCTTCTGGACAGCTAAATGCTGACTGGGAAGTTACTGATCCTAAGTCTAAGGCATTCATCAAGAACAAGCCTACGCTCGGTGCCCTTGCGTCTAAGGACAGCATTGCGTATAGCGAGATCACTGGTACTCCTCCTGAGCAAGATCTTAGCGGTCTTGCTACTAAGGAGGAACTTCAGACTGGCCTTGCAGGTAAGGCCTCTAAGAGCCACGTGCATACTGAGGGTGACATTAGTGGTCTTACTGCTAAGCTGAATGCTAAGGCTAATGCTACGGATCTCAGTAATCTTGAATCAGAGATTACTAAGGATCTTCAGGCTGTAAACACTGCTCTAGCAGGAAAGGCCCCATCTAGTCATACGCACACAAGTGCCCAGATTACTGACCTTAGGAATACGCTTGCACCGTATGCTAAGACAACTGACGTTAACACTGGTCTAGCAGGCAAAGCTAACAAGGCCCACACGCATACGGTGTCTCAGATTACTGACATGCCTAAGGTCGTCCTTAGTGTGAACGATATTACACCCGATGACTCTGGTAATGTAAAGGTCGGTGCCCTCCCGCTCGGTCATCTATTCGCGTGGCCGTTCCAGACTCCGCCTGATGGTGCGATCCAGTGCAACGGTGCGACCTACAACCGTGCTCTTTACAAGGACTTCTTCGCCTATGCGACCTCAAAGGGTTGGGTGAAGACTGAAGCTGAATGGCAGAGTATTGCCGCCTCTAATGGTGGTTTTTGTCCATATTACTCACAAGGTAACGGATCGACGACGTTCAGAACGCCGAAGTTCGCTCCTTTCATGCAGATAGCTATTGCGAGTGGAAATGTTGGGAAGTATCTTAAAGCAGGGCTTCCGAACATAACGGGTAGGGTTTACGACAAATCTGGGAGTAATTCACCCGCGTGGACTGTTAAACCAGAAGAAACAGAAGCCACGGGTGCTTTTAGGATTGGAAGCGAGGGAGGATACACCAGTGGTGGCGCTTCAAAAGCCGGGGAGTATGCAAAGGATTTTAACTTTGATGCTTCGCGTTCCAATGCAATCTATGGTCGCTCAACTACCGTCCAACCTGAATCTCACGAGTGGATGATTTGCGTTGTCGTGGCAGGCCAAGCGACGAACCTCGGTTCTGTGGACGTGTCTAACGTTATGAGTGCCGTTGCACAGGTACAGGCGGACGTTGGTGCGATCCCAAGTCCGAAAGTTTACGTTACTGAAACTTGGAGGAGTGGGGCACAGTGGTACCGTAGATGGAGTGATGATCGGCTTGAGCAGGGAGGGAGACTTAAATTGGAAGTTTGGACTGGCGGTTATAGTCCAAATAGAACTTTCTCATTACCAACTGCCTTTTCTAATGCCACTTACACTACTGTTGTTACAGGTGAGGGTGGATACGGTTGGGCTGCCCTTAAAGTTGATAGTCAGACAACTAGCTCCGTCACTGTTACAGGCACTGGGGCATCAACGGATGACCGTGTATCTTATGTACATTTCTATTGTTCTGGGTATTAAAGGTGTGAAGAAATGGATTTTTCTATAGGAAAAGTTTTCGAGGGCGAATACCCTCCTGAAGCCGCCGTATGGTGCAACACCAGAGGTGACTGCAGTATTCAACAGGTTGACGGTAAATATCAGATTGTAGAGAACCCTCCAGTTTCCCTTGAGATTCTTGCAGAGAACGCAAGATCAGAGAGAAACAGAAGGATCGCTGAGACTGATTATTACATGATGCCTGACTACCCTTCAGACCCAAATAATATTGAGGAGATGAAGGTTTACAGACAGGCTCTTAGAGACATCCCTAAGCAGGAGGGTTTCCCTTCTAAGTTCACTTGGCCTGATGTCCCTAAGTTCCTCTGTGAGGATAATTCAGACAACCTTGGTCTTGCTAAGGTTGGTCTTTAAGTAACACTAAGGTATTCTTTCGGTAACTATGAGTACCTTAGTTTTCTTTAACTAAGTTACTGATCTAACTCTAGGTATATCCTAGAAAGGAAATTAATCATGGCAGAATTTGCTTCTAAGGGTGTTGCTGGTGCTGGGCTCGGTACTGGTATTGCAGGTCTTGCTCTGGGTGTTCTTAATAGCTCTAATAATGGCAACGGTCTCCTTGGTGGCCTCCTCGGTGGTGGTACTCAGAACGTAGTGTCTGCTCTTCAGGCTGAGAATGGCATGCTCAAGGCTGAGAACTATTCTGATAAGAACGCTAAGGAAGTCTATATGCAGTCCCTTACGGATAACCGTAGGCTCCGTGATGAAACCTTTGCATACCTTAAGCCTCTGGCTGATGAAGCGGCTAATAACCGTGTTGAGCTTGCTAAACTTCAGGCGGAACTTAAGTGCTGTTGCGAAAAGCAGGAACTTCGTGAACAGATTGTTCTTGGTAAGGTTAATGAGCTTGCTCTTACGACTCAGGCGAAGTTTGGTTGCCTTGATGGCACCATTGCTGGCATGATGGGTACCCTCAACAACATCACCAAGACCATTGTTCCGATGTCTGCTATTTGCCCTGCACCCATGCCCCAGTATAACTCTTGGGTCGCTCCTACGACCACGACTACGCCTGCGGCATAAGGTAGTAGCTTATGAAAATCAGTTTGAGTAAAATCTCTCAGGTACTCCCTGAGTTCGTTGATACTCGACTGATGCCTAGTGCTCCCTCCACGATGAAGTGGCTTCTTGGGGGGAGTACGTTCTTGATTCTGCATCAGGCGGATACCCTCATCGGTAAGTATCTGCCTATGCTGAAGCAGGTGGGTATCGTCGATGAGAACAACAAGGTAGACATCGAAGTTGCTAAGGGATTCATTAACAGTGCATTCGATAAGAGTGGTGCTGTGGAATACCTCGGTTTTAAATTCGATAAGTCTGATGGTGAGGCTCTAATTAATATTATGGAGAAATACAAAGATGATTGACGAAAAGTGGGAAGAAGAAGTGATTGCTATGTCTAAGCATAAGATTCTTGAGGCTGTAGAAAAGCTCAATAAGGAATCTTATCACAGTGCAGAAGACATTAGAAAGTATAAGGATGCCTATAAGGCTCTTTACTACCTCCTCAGTATTGAAAAGGCTAACAAGTAATGACCTTTAGAAATGACCATATCTTTACTACTGGAACACAGAACCCTTGTGTGATGGACTCTGATATTCCAGATATTGAAGGATCACCTACGGAGAACCTTGAAGACTCTTGGATTCCTAAGGAGTACACTGCCGCTACTGTGACTGGCACTGGGTTTACTGATGGACACGGTAAGATTACTTTTATTCCCGTACAGGTAGTAGCTGATAAAGCCATTTCTATTGATGCTATGGCTTCCTACGAGGTCACCTTTAGTGGCTCCGTAGGAGGCTTCGGTCAGACGGATCATGTGGTCTCCCTTAAGGGACTCTGTGGGGACGATCAGTATGTTTTCCTTAAGTCTGTTAATGTTATTTGCGGGGTAGATAATGAGGGAAATGGTGTTATGGCTTGTCTTGTTCCGGATGATACGGGAAAGATTAAGAGTAATGCACTGAAGTTTAGAACCATCAATATGGATGAGTCGTCTGCTACTAAGACAAGAACCTTTAAGGTGTACATTAATGTAACTGCCGAGATCTCCAATACTAATTTTAGTCTTGGCCAACTGTTCCCTATCACTAAGTAATTATGAATATTCAAGTTTATTGGGATGGTAATGTAGGTGCCTGTGAGTATGAAGCTAGAAAGGGTTTCTATACGACAAAGCCTGTGATCCCTACGGTTACCTTCGACACCCTCGTGTACAGCGAGGATGACAATGTTGCAACTAAGCTGATGGGTAATACCCCGTCACAGCTTACTTCTCAGGAGATTGTTGCAGTTAAGCAGTTCGCTAATGCCAATTCTTCGGAGGTGCCTTCTGCTGATACTGTTACTGTCGACAAGCACAATAACGACCCTGAGGCTCACCATGACATCAGAGTAAGCCTTAGCACCCTCAATGAGTATGCTCATCAGGTTGCATCCGTGTGGTCTACTGAGGTCGATCTCGTAGACCTCAACAAGGCATCCTTTGATCTCCCTTGGGAGTACATTGTTCAGGACATTAACAACTGTTCTGATAGTACCAACAGTTTTAATTGGGTGTCCCCTGCCAATGAGGCATATGACGTCACCGTTAGAGTTGGTTTCTCTGGGCTTCCTGAGGGTACCAATGCTACTCTTACGCTAAAAAAGAATGGCACTGAGGTTATTGCTACGCAAGCCTTTACCAACGTGGGTAATGTCATAACCCTTAATAAGGACGGTGTTGCCCTTGCAGAACGAGACAAGATGTCTTGCACCATTACCTTTGGTAGCATCCCTGCCTCTGGTATTATTACCCCTGCTAGATCCTATCTCAGAGTAGATAATCACGGCTCTGTTATTGCTAAGCGGTCTGCAGATTTTATGTTTAACACTATTGCCAATATGGTCTTCTATGAAGGAATTGAGGCTAGACTACAGCTTGATGAAGCTAGTAAGCCCGCCATTGTAGTCGACACTTGGAAGAATAAGTAAGAGGATTAAATGGAACTGGAAGTAATTAAGAAAGACGGTACCAATGAGGGCTGGGACTGGGATAAGATTGAAGTAGCTATTCATAAGGCCGCACAGAGGGCTAACGCTACGTACTCTGAGTATGACATTGGTAAGATTAGGGGCTACATCGAGAGCCTTGTCTACAGCAACTTTGATGAGGTGCCTACTGAAAAGCTACACGCTATTGTCATCGAAGCTCTTTGTAAGTACGCACCGAAGATCGGAGAATCTTATAAGGAGTTTAGAGACTATAAGAACACCTATGCTAAGGCTTTCGAAGCCGTTAAGAATGAGGCAGACACTGTCCTCCTTTTGGGAGACAAGGAAAACGCTAACTTCGATAGTTCCCTTGTGTCTACAAAAGGTTCACTTATCAAGGGCTATCTGACTAAGCAGTTGTATAAGCAATTCTACCTCACTAAGGAAGAGAAAGAGGCTACTAAGGTTGGTAAGTATTACATCCATGACCTTCGAGACATGATCTTTGGGTCTATCAACTGTTGCCTCTTTGACATGGCTACTGTTCTTAAGGGCGGCTTTAGTATGTCCAACGTCACCTATACGGAACCTACGAGTGTCCTTAGTGCCCTTCAGGTGATTGGTGACATTACCCTTGTAGCTACGGCACAGCAGTTCGGTGGTTTCACTATCCCGCAGATTGACAAGACTCTCCTCCCGTATGCTAAGAAGACGTATGAACATGCGTTTAAGAAATACTTTGACCAGTGTAATATGGAGTTCGATGAAGCATGTGAAATGGCCATTCAGGATCTCAAGCGTGAACTTGTGCAGGGCTTCCAGTCTCTTGAATTGAAGCTCAATACTGTTCCGTGTTCTAGAGGTGACTTTGCGTTCACTACGCTTACCTTTGGTGAGTGGAGCAACGATCTCCGTGCGGATGACAAGGCGTTTCTTGAGATGATTTGTGAGACTATCCTTGATACCCGCATGAAGGGACATGGGGGTAAACAGGTTGTGTTTCCTAAGCTCGTGTATCTCTACGATTGGGAACAACATGGCGGTGATGAGCACGCTTACGTATTCGAGAAGGCTGTTGAATGCTCCAGCAAGTGCATGTACCCTGATTTTCTAGCTATTAACGCTCCTAATGGTACTGTGTCTGAAACCTACAGGGCGTCTAATAAGCAGTGTGTTATCCACCCGATGGGGTGCAGGGCGTACCTCACTCCTTGGAAGGATCCTGAGACTGAAGAGTATGTGTCTGTTGGGCGATGCAACATTGGTGCCGTGTCTCTCAACCTTCCGTTGATCTATAAGGCATCTAAGGGTAACTTCTGGGAAGAGCTTATGGTGAACCTCGAACAGATTCGAGGATTCCTTAAGCGTCGCTATGATATGATTAAGCATGCTAAGGCCAGTACGAATCCTATGGCGTTCTGTCAGGGAGGTTTCTACAAGGGCTTCCTTAATCCTGAAGATGAGGTAGGTGAGCTTACCAAGTATATGACTGCATCTTTTGGAATCTCTGCCTTGAATGAGTTTGCTATCCTCTTTACTGGCGGTAAGGATCTTCAGACTCCTGAGGGACAGAAGGCGGCTAAGGATGTCGTTAAGTTCATCTATGATGCAGTGCAGAAGTTTAAGAAGGAAGACGGATATCTCTATGCACTCTATGGTACCCCTGCAGAGTCCCTTTGCGGTACTCAGATGACTCAGTACCATGAGTATTGCGCAAAGAATAACCTTAAGGATGAATTTGAAGGTAAGGAATACTTCACCAATTCCTTCCATATCCATGTGTCTGCTGACATTACCCCTTTTGAAAAGCAGGATCTTGAGTTTGAGCTTTTCCATCTTATTGAGGGTGGACACATCCAGTATGTCCGTATCGACAACCCAGAGAACAAACTTGCTCTCATGAACACGATCCTACGAGGTATGGCTCACGGATTCTATCAGGGTGTGAACTTTGATGCGGCTTACTGTGAGGATTGTCACCAGCATAGCTTTAATGTTGGTAATACGTGCCCCTATTGCGGCTCTAGTAACCTGTCTGTCATTTCCCGTGTCTGTGGTTATTTGGGGTACTCTAATATCAATGGTAACTCCCGAATGAACGATGCCAAGATGGCTGAGATTAACGACAGGAAGAGCATGTGATTGAACTACTAATTCAAAGCGCTATAACCTTACTCTTTAGATTTCATTGTTTTCTGAATTATGTCGCTACAAAGGTAGCCTTTTTCCAT